AATTCCTATTTCATGCTCCTCAGTCCGTTCTATTCCTGTTACCTTAAATAATTTTCCTGCTTTATTACTATAAATATCCGCAGTAGTAGAAGTAGGTATGCCAGGATTAATAATCTCTCCTACCATCCAAATATCATTTTTTTCTGGTGCTACATTAGCTGGCCAAGCACTAAAAGCATCAAACTTTTGAGTTATTACATTGTACATATGTGTAACAGTTACATTAGCAGCATCTATACCAAAATTAACATTAGCATTGGAAAGAAGATTAGTATTAGTAGTTGCGGGTATACTTTGTTGTGTAGTAATTAAATCAAAATTTGTATTACTAAGTAAATATAAATCTACTCGATCAGAAGTTTGTTTATAAATTCTCATAGCAAGAGGATTAGTATTACTAGTAAAAAATGTTGTAGGGATTGTAGGTTCTGTAAAATATTCAAAAAATGTTTGTGCTTTATTTGTTCCAGTACCTGTTACTACAGAGTTAGCACGTACTCTACCTCCAAAACCAAATCCCAATCCATTCATTTTTTGAGAAATAGAGATAACATCTCCAGGAGCAATATTAATTGCTTCAATACTAGTAGTAAATTCACAACGTCGTCTTAAATATCTAGATGCAGCTATATGATAATGAGCATACCGTAATGCTTGACTTCTACGTGTAACTCCTATTAAATCAAGAGTAGATAGATTTTCTAAAGCACTTTTATCTCTACCATCATTTCTGTCTACAGTATCAATTCTTACAGTTTCTCGTTTATAGTGATTAGTAGGTTCAATATAACTTACATCAACTGCTGTTATAATATCACTTTCTTTAATACCAGATATTTGAAAAGAACCATCTTTAATATTAGTTTCATTAAACATTGCAGCAGGTAACTCATCAGGCATATCTACTGCAAAAGTTAACTTACCCATATTATAAACTAATGCACCTCTAAAGATAGAACAGATTTGGTTTAATATATCCATTACCTGTCCTTGATCAGAAATAGTTATATCACAAGTAAATCTACGTTCTACAATTGATTTATCAATAGATAACCCAAATTGATTTGTTCTAATAGTACTAAATTTTCCACGAGGTTTATGTCTAAACGTACCGTCACTTAAAGCAATTATACCATCAAATTTACCTGTTATAGCATTACAAGCATCACAGTATTGAGCAACTTGATAAAATTTAAACTTATCAATTACGTCTTCTGGAATACCTAAGCCATAAGTAGTATTAGTTAGCATATCATATACAATCCAAACAGGATTTTGTGTCCAACTAAATACAAAAGTACCATCCCATGTACCTACGTAAATTTGAGGATTAGAAGCAGTAAGTTTTGTGTCAGCTCCTTTAAACTGTAAGGAATACCCATTTTCTTGATAAGAATCACCTGTAGAACCTCCATCTGCAACTTCTAACTCTCTCCAATCAATTTCTCCTGTTTCTAAGATAGGTTGATTATAATTTGAAGGTACTTTTACAAGAAGTCCTTTAACTAAAGAAGTAAAATTAGGGACACCTCCTACGTGTTCAGAATGTGCTTTAATTGCATAGCCTATATGAGCAGTTCGAGGATATGCTTGTCGTTTAAATTCAATCTCTGTCCAACCTTTAACCGCAATTTCATCATGAATCTTAGAAGAATCACTATCATCAGAAGTCTTTTTAATAGTAAATTTATATCCATCATCAGATCTAAATTCTTCAGGAATAAGAATAGTTATATCAAATCTAAATGTAGTATTTGTTTTACCACTTATACTCTCTAGATGAGGTAAGGCATCTGGCATAATAGATGTCGTACCAGTTCTATCAAATACTTCAATAGAAATTTCTGCAGAATGTCCACGAATATTACCTCTATCATCTTGATTTATCAAACCACGTAATTCAAAAGCAAACCTAAGAGCATCCCATGCTTGTGCGCTTGTATCTTGTAATTCAACTTTTGACTCAGGAATACCGCCTACATTTCCTTTTTTAAGTTTTACAGTAGAAGTAAAGTTTTGTGGAGTAGCAATCTCTTCTCCAAATACACGTAATGCTGGTTGTGTTAAGGTGCCTGTATTAGTAAGAGTTTTAAAGAGAGTTGTATTTTCTTCTCCATCTCCATCAAGATTAATTAAGTCATCAATATTACCATCTTGAATTTCAATGTCTTGAGGACCATTTGCATTAATTCTATATACGGGGCCCTCTCCAAATCCAATAGTAGTAAACATAATATCTGTAGAAAATTTAGTATTAGGATCTTCAACAGCACCTCCGCCGCCTCCGCCGCCGCCTTTACCTCCACCTTTATTATGTACACGGACATTATCAGCAATATAAGTATGATTATTAGCTACAGTAAAATTATGACTTGTTGCAGATGTTGCAGAAATAATTTCATCAATAGGAGAGATTTTTCCGTCTTCAGTAACAATTTGGTCTTCTCCAGCAACTAGTTTTCCTGCCTCAACAAATAATCCATCTTCAACTAATATCCAATGATTAGGAGTTACCGTAATTTGACCTTTCCAATGAATAATCGTTATAAACTGATCTTCTTTATGTGTATGAGTTTCTGTAACACTTGCAGGACCAAGTTCGCCTTGTTTATTAAAAGATAGAACTAAATCTCCAAGTCTAATTTTTTCAATAGGTTTTTTAGTACCATCAGCCATAGAAATCTGAGTACCACCTATAAAACATCCTTTAGATCCTTTTACATAGGGAAGTTTCTGCCCATTATGTACTATATACTGCTTTAAAGCCGTCATTCTTCCCCCTGAGCTTCTGCTGCTAATGGTGTTTGATTAGCATTAAATATTGATGCCACACTAGGTGTATCATTTTGTGCATGTTGTGAACTTACTATATACCCGCTTAAAAATTGACCGCCTATACGCATAAGACCATAGTTAAGTGAGATAGCTGTTCCTGGTTCTGTTGTATTTTGAAGTGATCCAAAAATATTATTCTCTGTTCGTGTTCCCGAATCTTTTGCAACTGATATAGATTTACCCTTTGGTTTTGATGTGAAAAGTGATGTAACTAAAGATATAGCTAAATTTCCTACAATACCTTTTACAAAACTTGGAATCCCGTCTAATGCACTGAATAAACCTTTTGCAGCGCCATCGGAAGCGCCAAAAAAACCACCAACATTAGTTCCAAGAGCATCAAAGCTAAAACCACCACCAAATCCCCCACCAGCAGCAAAACCACCAATTACAGCAAGACCTACAGCTGCAAACAATGCTCCTTTTTTGCCACCACCTCCTGTAATTACAGGTGCAATATAAATTATGCTATCTTCTTTTACTTTTTTAATAGCATATTCACTTCTTGCAATAGTTTTTAAATCTTGTGTAACGTATGTAAAAGATTCATTACTAATACCTTGTTTAATATTAGATATATAAGCATTAAAACGAGGATGCATACTTGCTAAATAAAATTCAATATCATAATATGAATTTATTTCAACTTTATATTCTTTTTTATCAAAAAAATCTTTAAAAACTGATTGTGGTTTTATAGTGACTAACATTACACAGCTTCCTGTGCATCAGTGGACAAAGGGCTTTGATTAGAATTAAATATTGATGCTACACTAGGCGCATCATTTTGAGCATGTTGTGAGCTTACTATATAACCACTTAAAAATTGACCACCTGCTCTCATTAATCCATAATTTAATGCTATAGGAGTGCCGCTAGCTGTTGAATTTGTTAATGACCCAAAAGCATCATTTTGGGAACGAGTTCCAGAATCTTTTGTTATTTCTCTAGTTCTAGCTTTAGGGGTTTTAGTAAATAAAGCTTGAATTACATTTAAAGCTAAACTAATTGCTATGTTTGTTACAATACTTCCTAAAGATAGACCCGAAGTAGCCAAAATACCTGTAGTTACTCCTTCAGCAGCAGCTGCTGCTGTAAATCCCGCACCTACACCTGTTCCACCTGCTCCTGCTCCAAATACCCCAAATCCAACAGGACCAAGCGCAACAGCTACAGCTATAATCGCAACAACTGCGATAATCATACCTATTCTACCACCCCCACCTGCTATAACAGGAGCTATATAAAGTATATCATCTTCTTTTTCAAATCTATAAAAAGGAAATGTTTGAGGATCAATTATTTTACCATCTTTATCTAAAAAACATATATCTTCAATTGTTTCAAAAATTCCTGACTGCTTCATGAATAAAGCTAACCGTGGATGCATAGATTGAATATATAAAAGTACATCAACGCAATTTTTTACGTCAATAACATATTCATCTTCATCAAAAAAGTGTTTAACAGAACCCACAGGTTTAATTATTAGCAATACAGTGTTTCTCCTCAAATGGCTCAAACTTTAAAGCATCAATTTTACTATCCATCCAGTATATAAAAAATTTATTATTGAAGCCAACTAAAAATTTATACTCTTGGAATGCAGCACTAACTTTATCGTCTTGGCTTGGAATTGGTTGATCACTGCCAGGATGTGAATGAAAAACTCCCCAAATATTTTCATCATGTTTAATAAAAATAGCAGGATCTAATATAAAAGTATCTTTTGGATAATCACTAAGATTTTTACATGGTTCATATGTAAAATCTTTTAAAATCACTCCGCAAGCTTCTAACGGATAATCTCTAAGAGCATGATTATTCATATTTTCAATTAATTCGGCATACCTATCCATTTAAACATTCCTATTGTATAATTTTTATAATATCTACCATAAGGAGCAACCCAGCTTATCTTATCAATCATTGTTTGTAATATCTTATTATTTCCAAGATATAAAGCACAGTGATTTGTAACATTTGTTGATCCAATAGACATAGTAATAATATTAAATTTTTCTAAATCTGTAGTTTTCTTCCAACCAAAAGCTTCTGTAGCTGCTTTTCCAATATTGTCTATACTAGTTTTATTATACCAATCTTCATCAACTATATTACACCAATCAGCAGTGTCATAAGGTATATCAATATTTAATTTTTCCTTATAAATTAACCGACAAAGATTAAAACAATCAATACCTGTTTCTTTCC